AAAAGAAGGTAATATAGAGAAAATGTTTTAATTTTTATAGCAAGTGGCTAATTATAATATTGATATTGGTGTTGTAATAAAAGGTAATGAGAAGTTAACTAGATTTAACGAAAGACTTAAAGGAACTGCTTTTGAAGTTAAACAATTAAATAAATTTTTAAAAGAATTTCAACAAGGTGGAAATGGTTTAGTAAGAAGTTTTAATAGTTTAAATCAAGCTCTTTCAAATGCAAAAGTAAATTTTAATGCTGTTGCTTCTGGAACTAAATTACAAGAAAAAGCTGCAAGACAATTAATAGTAGCTCAAAAAGAATTAAATGCAGAGCTTAAACAGCGTGAAGCACTTTTGCAAAGACTAAGCACTGCACCACTACCGTTGCCTGGTACGGGTCGTGGAAGAGATCGTAGTCCTGAAAGTTTTAAAAATAGAAACATGAAAGGTAAGCGATCTTCTCTTGTACCTGGAGAAAGTTTATTTGGACAAAGTGTAACTGTAGAAGGTGGAGCATCTGGAAGAGCAAGACAAATAATCTCAGAAAGACAAGCAGTACAGGAAGCATTAGCAAAAATGGATCAAAGAGATAGGATGAGAGAAAGAGAAAAACATTTAAGAAATATTGATAAAAAAGTTGCAAAAATAGCAACGATACAAACACAACAACAAACGCAAAGAGGATTTGGTGGATTGTCTAAAGGATTTGGAGTACCAGGCGGTCAAATAGGTCCAGCACTTCCAATGGGATTTAGGTTTAAACAGCAATTTAAACAAGGAGGAATGTTTGGGATGCCAGGTGGTGCAATGGGTAGGCTAAGAGGTGGTGCTGGTAGTGCCATGATTGGTGGAGGTTTTCCTTTATTGTTTGGTGCTGGTGGATTAAGTTCCGTTATGGGTGGTGTTGCTGGTGGCGTTGGAGGAGCACTTGCACCTGGAGGTGGTTTTGCTGCTTCTATTGCTGCTACTGCTGCTGCTGCCCAAATAGAAAAAGCTAGAGCTTTTAGAAAAGAAATAAATAATCTTAATTTAGACTTAGAAAGTATGGGTATTGCTTCAACATTTTCAAGAAAACAAATAAAAGAATTAGCTAAAGAATTTAAAATTACTAATGATGAAGCGATAAAATTAGCAAAAACTTTTAAAACTTTTGGAGCAGATCAAGCAGGAGTATTATTATCAGCGTTTGGTTCAAGAGAGGTTTTTGATACATTATCTGGTTTAAGAAATACTGAGGATGTATTAAGTAAAATTCAATCAGTTAGAGAACAAATTAGCGAAACTCAAAGACAGGATTTATTACAAACATTAGCTACAAAAGGATCACTGGAAACACAAGCAAAATTAGAAAGAATAATATTTGAACAAAGAAAGAAAGCCTTTGTTGAAGGAGAGATAGATAAAATTAAAATTTTAGATATACCAAAAGAATTTAGAGCTACAAAAACTCTTCAAAAAGAATTTGCAAATCTAAAAAGAGTTGAACTTGGCAGAGAATTTGAAGCAATCAATGGATCAGGATTAAAAATATTAGAAAATCAAATAAAAATAAATGAGCAAATGCAGTTCTTAGCAGAATTTAATGCACCTACAGATCAATTAAGAGAAATGTTAAATCCAATGAGACAAATATTAGATTTAAGTACGGCAATAAAAGATGGATTTGAAGAGTCTTTCAAAGGAATTATTAAAGGAACAATGACTGTTCAAGAAGCGTTTAGAAGTATGTTAAATAGAATTGCAGATCATTTTTTAGATGCTGCTGCAAGGATGGCTGCTACACAAATACAACAAGGATTTTTAGGATTGTTTAGTAGTATGTTTAATTTTGGAATGAGTAGTAATCCACTTGGTATGCGTCAGCAGGGAGTTGGGAAAAGTGCAAATATGTTAGGTAGACATAGTGTGGGTACTTCAGCTATACAACCTAAATTAAAGTTTGCTGATGGTGGTAGACCTCCTGTTGGTAGACCTTCAATCGTAGGAGAAAGAGGGCCAGAGTTATTTATGCCAGATAGAGCAGGTACTATAATTCCAAATCATGCTATGGGCTCAACAAATGTAATAGTAAATGTAGATGCGTCTGGTTCTTCTGTTGAAGGTGATGAACAACAAGGTAGAGAACTTGGTCGTCTTATATCTGTAGCGGTACAATCTGAATTAGTACAACAGAAAAGACCTGGAGGTTTACTTGCATAATGGCTACTTTTCCTTCAATTACTCCAACATACGGGCAACAAAAAAGATCCGCACCAAAAACTAGAACGGTTCGTTTCGCTGATGGATATGAACACAGAATATTATTTGGACTTGCAGAACATCAAAATCCAAAAATATTTAATTTGACTTTTAATGTATCAGAAACCGATGCAGATACTATAGAGACATTTTTAGATGCAAGAGCAAATGATAGTGCCAGTTTTGATTTTCAACCTCCAGGAGAAGCTAGTTCATTTAAATTTGTATGTGAAGCATGGTCAAAATCAATTCCATATTTAAA